CTGTTCCCTACAAATCAACCCGGTCTAGTGTTGAAAGACACTTTACTAGGAAGATTCGTCCAAGCCAGTTTCACCTCAAAGGTGCGGATGGCTATCCTCTCAACGTCGTCTCCAACAAGTCTAGCGAGATATCTCGCATAGGCTTGCCTTATTGGAATCTCTCGCTTTTGGCGATCAAGGCGTCTTTCGACTTCTTGTTCGTTATAGCAGGATAAACTCTCTTCGCTCTCAAGCGGAGAAAGTAATTCCACTTCAGGTTTTGGAAGCGGCCACTCTCTGGTGTGTTGAAAAACGCCAGGGAGTCTGCACTCATATCGCTGGTAGCCCCTATTGTACCGGACGCGCACTCCACTATCAAGTGAAGTGTACTGTCCGATTGCAGCAGGAAACGTATCAGCGGGAAAGAATTCGAGTTCGAGTCTTCCCAGGACCGATGGAAACGCGCAAGCGCTTCCGCCGCCCTGAACCAGACCCGATCCTCCATTCGATCCATCGAGAGCATATCGTTCACCAAAGGAGTCTTTGCAACTTGTAAAGTTGTAACTGACTCCCCTAGGGTTCGGTAAGTCTCGATAAGTGACTGTAAGAACTGGGTAGATTTCTCTTGCCCAATCTTTACAAAGTGCAGCTGCACTATATAGTCCCTTAAGAAAGAATTTTCTCTGGAGACTAAGTAGCGCAGGGTAATCGATGAGCTTTTTCCGGTCTTCATATTGGTACTCCTTATTACGAATTATTGTAATATCGACGCCATTATACCACTCGGAGCCACATGACTCTCTGAACGGTGTTGAGTAACACGTCTTAGACGTATTAACTTCACATCCAACAGTTTGCAATGTACCCACGAGGGTGTCCATTGCGTAAGCAGGAATGATAATATCATCCCCAAATACAGCAACAGACGAAGACGCTTCTTCCAACGGTGATCTCATCCTAGAAATAGGGTGAGGCCAGAAAGAAGTCACATGTCTCACAGACGCTAGTGATAGCGCCCAAAAGACAAGTGTCTCAATAGGAAAGCATGTAGCTGATCCCATTGGAGCGAATGCAGTAATTTTGATCTTTCTGTTTTCATAGACCATGAAATCAGATCGAGTACAAAATAATTGACTACGTAGTTTAGGAACCTCCGCGAGGAGGAACCAGACCAACGTACTAGAAACGGTATCGGAAGCATTAGATAAATCTAATGTCACGAGACCGTCTTCATAAGCCCGTCGACATATCTTTTGATTAAAGGTTTGATCCCTTAATCTAATAGATCGTCGAAGAAGCCGATGATTGTCAATATACTGCATCATTTTCTTCATCTGACCCTGCTGAAGATACTGATTAACAGTATGTTCGGCAGAAATCAACCGAGGTCCTTTAAAGTCTTTAGGGACGAGGCAGCACTTTGTATTCATCTCACGACGAATACGCGGCACTCCCACGTCACATAAGGCTTTGAACGAGGAAGAACCATATTTATCATGAGGATACCAACGAGAGGCTTTTAACGGCCACTCGGTGAAATCCCATCGTTCGAAACGATCAAGACCATCAGCCACACCTCCTGGACCATGTCCAGGAGTTATAACAGATAGGTCGAGACCGCGAAGAACGCTACCTAGGAGCTTTTGAGCTCTTAGAACGACGGGATGAGAAGTAGGGACACGCACCTTACGGAGCGTTTCCTGACGTTTCTCAAACCCGTCAACAGCCTGCCTTCTTTGATCGACACTAGGCTCCGTCAGGAGTTTAGAGTCGAATAAGAGAAGCTGGCGTAGGAAAAATATGCTGGAAAGTTTAGGATTAGCTAGCAGTGTCCCACCATCGTCAAAAATTGTGCGGAAAACCGCATAACAAAAACGAGGCAGGCTTGTGTTCCTTTTAGTGCCAAAGCTGGCAGGAATTTTGAGGTTCCCGTCAATAAGGCCACGATCGAGGGCTTTTCCCAAAACGGAAAAAGTTACCTTGAAGAAGCTAGAACCTTCAGACGATGCTCTTTCAAGCATTGTTTGAACGTCTTTATCACAGAAAGGAATACCGCTAGTAACTCCGTCATCAATTATTGATTTACGGAGTGCGACAAATCGCCTAAGGACAGAATTAAGATCCCCCATAAAATGGGTTGTCTCCTTACTCTCATTAGGCTCTCATCATCAACCTTTCGGAATCCGATGCATTGACTACGCACACACTACGACTAAATCAGCAATACCGGGCAATCAAGCCGGATTGAAGACGTCGACGTGGTTATCGCCATCAGGCAATACCCCGCCGATCATCGCAGTGATGTTCGCAGCCGACAGCATCGACTTCAAGAAGGCTATTTGATCCGCAACTGCGGTCGCTAGCCCACTTTCAGTACTTCTCGGAATGGAAACTTCGAGTTTGGCCACAACGGAAATAGTATTTCCGCTAGTATCCTCCACGAAGCTTTTCGATGCCTTCAACAGGTATCGATCCGTTCCCTTCGCTCCAAGCGGACGACGGAACGCTTGCAACGTAATCGACTCGGGTTCTACAACCCCCGCCGACACGTTAGCAAAGTTCCGCTGGTCGCCAACCTGGTTCTGAAGTGAGAAGGTGATATCCGAAGTGCCATTGGCACGGGTGACAATGAGAGACATGAGAACTCCTGGTTTTGCTGCCGTTCTTTAGTAGGCAACTGTAAATCCGGTTATCCGGCATTGACCTTTGCATCACTAGAGAAGCTTCTGTATAAGAAGCTCACCTCCAGTAACACCGTGGAAGAGACCGAGCGTTGAAAAGTCAACGACGCCCGATGTGTCAGGGACAGAAAGAAAGCGGGAGTAGCTAGTATCCGTTCGTTTACCGAACAGAACTGGCTGCATCGGGTCCGTAAGCGCAGCATAGAATAGCCCCGAATTGGCACCTGGGATAATATATCCTTTGGTAACCGAGACGTGCTTTTCAGAAGCGCAAAACGAACAGATGTCGAGGAAAGGCCCATCGCCTAGACGAAAGCGAGTTAAATCGCTGATTCGTTCTTGGGCGTTGGTAAACCAATCCACCACGAAAGTGAAAGGGATGAGTTCCCATGCAGTTCCGATGACCCTATTAAGGCCAAAGTACTCTGCATAAGCTCTCCATTTCGCACCTTCGTTTAGATCTTGTCGAACGCGCCCATGGGCGGATATCGTTGAAACGGAGAACCTTTCGGCCTCCCTAACAACGATAGACCCCTGAGTCGCGGAAGATAGATCGGGTTCTCCTACTCCATACCTTTCGGTATGTCTCACTCTAATCGGAACGTATCCCCCTCTATGGTTACGTAGATACTCGAGGCGCGCCTCCACTTTTGAGTGGCTGCAAACCGTCGAGACTATGTCCTGTATAGCGGGAACGACCCCAAATTTTTGTTGGAGATCTAAAGATACTGCTTCCTTTGTCAAAAACTTAGTCTTCTCTATGAGAGACAGTCGTTCGGATAGCCGCGAACCATCAAGAAGATAATCATTCTTCCGATAATGGCGTAGCAGTTCCCCTAGCGACAGTTTTGTAAGCGACCTTCTCTTAACATCCTTGATAAATCTCAGGATGGTCTGTTTAGGACGAATAACCAACCGAATGGCATCCAAATAAATGGAGCCCTCGGCCAATGCTTCGCCCGACAGAAAAGAAGAAGGCATGATGCTATCAGTAGCTTCATTGAACTTACTCATTAGAGCAAACCAATCCGTAGATCGATATGAACTCAAGAGAGGTGCAGAGGACGCCGCCAAAATTGTCGGTAGATCCTGCCCTCTCCAAGAACATGCGAATGCGGCTGGAGAAGTTTTTGACGTGAAATCATGGCTATACTGACATGGACTCCCAGCTGGGTAAGATCTCGTGAACGTAGTATCGTCGGAAACTCCGACGACAACAGCGCTCGTGTGATGACATTCCTTAACGCCACGAGGGCGTAAAGGACCTGTCGCCTCAGGAAGTCTTTTAAACTTCCGAAGACCCAACCTTTTACGGGAGATATGTCGAACTGTATCTGAAATCGAACCACTTTCTTTGTCATTGAATGAAGAAGCATCCGGAGTGAACGTCTCGTAGTGATCGAAATCACATGCGGGATATTGTCCAACTTTCGTATGCGACCCACCAATGATGTAGGAAAATGGCCGAAGATGCAGGTTTGTATAGCTTCGAGTTCGGTTTGTCAAGTGATATTCCCTGAACGGGTGAGCAACATCCGCGCCTTTTTATAGGCACGAACGGCAGAGGATTTCAATAACGATGCGCTCGCAACGACTACGTCAATATCCCTTATTACGGAAATTCCGTATTTAAGGTACATGGCGAGTAATAGTAAGTACTTCATCGTGATCTCCTTTGACTGATGCTGCAAACTGAAGGACGAGGGGCCTTTCTAG